CGCCCCCCACGGCCACCATGGTGCCGTCTGGATAGTCGGCGTCAGGTAGCGTAGGCAAGGTGTCAAGAATCTGAATAAGGCCAGACGGGTCGAACACCGCGTCTGCGCCATCGGCTCCGTCCGCTCCGTCAGCCCCAGCGGGGCCGGGTTCACCCTGAGGGCCAGCAGGCCCAGTCTCACCCTGTGGGCCTTCCGGGCCTTGAGGCCCAGCGGGGCCGGGGTCTCCGGGGTCACCCTTGTCGCCCTTAAGTTGAGTGGCGATGACCTCCTCAAACTGGGCAAGCGTGACTGGTTCCGTACCAGTAAGCGCGTACGTGAGATTAACAATTCGGTACGAGTTCATGTCCAAGTCGGACAACATCGAATTCGGACTCGTACCGTCCCGACTTAAGGTGTTGTCAAACGCGAGTTCGAGCTTATCGTTGTTGGCGTTGTACGCCTCTTTAAGCTCGTAGTTTGACCCGATGTTGTTTAGGTTTACCTTAGACACTCAGTTCTCCTAAGAGAGATGGGAGGGGAGCCGAAGCCCCCCTCCCGGTTGGGTTACGCCGCGTCTGCGATGTACTCGACGACAAGGGTAGCCTCACCAGCGGTGAAGGCGGCGGTGTCATAAGACGCGCCAATCTTCATAGCGTGGGGCATAACCGTGCCGACTTCTGCACCGTCGCACGTTACCACAGCGTTATCCGTCAGAGTGCCAACGGCAATCGCGGCATCAATACCATCATCATCCTCGGCAGTATTGTCCGAGGCGTCGTAGGTACCAATGTCAAGAGTTGCCGTAGCCCCGGCGAAAGCCGTGGTCACGAACAGGCGAGCAGAGACAAGCAGGGCATCGGCGGGAATCACGGCTGCGTTCTCAAGGTCAGCGGCAGCAACCGCGTCACTCAAGCTCGGGCCGTGAATCTTCACCGTAAGAGTCTGCACCGCTCCCTTGGGAGAGTGGAGGCCCGAGGTGTTAACCTCAGTCTTCCGAGTCCCGAAGCCCACGTACAGACCGTCCTGATTAGTCCACTTAGCGTTACGATTACTCATGGTTCAATACCTCCTTAGACCACGTCGCTGTCGGAGATGACGACAACGAGATTTTCAGGACGATACACCTTGAGACCGTAACGGGCAGTCGTCACGTACTCTTCGCGCTGGTAGTCCTTGTTGAACTCAGCATCGACCTTGGGCATCTGACGCCACGCCCCGATGAACGGGAGGTTGCGCATATCCGCAGCCGAGAAGAACACGTTACACTTGCCAGCCGTCGCGGCGACCGAGTCGATGGTTTCCGCACCAGCACGGTCGGCACCCGCACCCGCCAAGTAGTTGGAGGTGTAGACGTCGAAGCCGTAGATGTTACGGATGAACCGCATACCCGAAGCCAGACCAGACTCAACGATGCCTTCCCAGCGGGGATTGTACGACATGTTGGTAAGGTTGGTAAGGGTATTCATCGTGTACTCGACACTCGGGTCAACGATGGCAATGAGATTGCTGTCGGCCATGTTCGCCCGCTTGAGCGAATAGAGAGCCTTGGCAAAATCAGCGACGGCCATGGCGGCGGACGAACCGGACGCAACAAACCGGTGCGGGGCACCGTTGATGTTGTTGAGGTCGGAGACCGTCTGACCACCAGCGGCACCAGCACCAGCAAGGTCAAAGATGTCCGTCTCAAGCTTCTCGGCCAGAGCGCGAGCCTGCTTGGGAACGAACGAAGCTTCAAGCTCCGCTGCGTAGAAGGCGTCCTGACGGGCCTTCATGGTGATGTAGTTACCGCTCGAAACGTACTCGGTGATTGAGAACTGGAACTCACCCGTATCCATCGAATCATACGCCACCGGACTATTTTCGTTGTAGTCACGGATGGTGGCATCGCCGATAGACGGGATGGTGAAGGTCGTCCCATCGGGGAACTCGGTCAGCCAGCGCACATAACGCTGACCGTCAAGCTCGTCCTTGATGATTTCCTTCAAGTCCTGCGCCCAAATCTCCGAGCGAGTAAGCAAACTTACCTGATTGCTATCCATTTAATTAATCCTCACTCGTAGAATTTGGAGCCGAGAGATTCACGGTCTCTCATGCGCTGCTGCTGTATCCGAGCGTCCCAAAACTTGGGGCCTAGCTTCGTCTTCAACTCGGCGTAATACGCCGCGTTTCGGACTCCAACACCGCCCCTGTTGGACTCGGAGTTAACTTCAGACACAAAAGAGGCACCGGTCTGCCCTTGGCTCGTAGGGTTATTGAGACCCAAGATTCGTTTGAACGCTTCCGGGCTGGTCTCCGAAAGTCCCTTTAGCTCGGAGGGGGTCAACCCTACCCGTGCCGCTTCGGCTCGGATGAACTCCTTGGCCTTGGCCGTGTCGTTCCCGAACCGCTTGAGTAGCTCGGCTTGGGCGAGGTCGGCATTAGCCTTCCGCGCTTTGAGCCGGTCTAGTTCCGATACTCTTGAGTCAATTGCTTTAAGGATATCCTCGGTTGAGACGGGGGAGTGGTTACCCTCTTCTCCACGAACCTCTTTAACAGCGTTCAAAACATCCTCAATCGTTCGCGCCTTGCCTTGCTCTCGCTCCTTGGCTTCAAGCTCTCGACGCATCTCGGCATTTTCAGCCTTGAGTTGTTCGATGAACTCGTCCGCTTTGACACGGGACTTGGCAAGGTCACCAACGGTTTTGAACTTCTTGCCTTCACCTACCAACTCCTTAAGGATGTCGTCCGAATCGAAGTTTGGTGCTGGCGTGTTCTCTTCCGAGTTAGGTTTCGGGTCATGGTTGTCGTCGAAAAGGTCAGTCATGTTACGTGTTTCCCCTTGGTCTAGGAAGTAGTTTGTGAATGTCGCGGAGGGCTTCCTTGTATCCCTCGTGCCGCGCCATGTTAAGTGCCCAGTTGGGCGAACTCATATCGGTGGTGTCGTGATGCGACGTACGATACAAGCCCTTGATAAGTTCTCTGAGTCGGTCGAAAGTGGTACTTGAACCCTTGAGTATGTCGTGCATCCGTGCACGTTCACTCTCATCTAATCCTCGGAACCACATTCCATCTATGCCGTCTCGTTCGTTTTCGGTCAAGGTCTCGAACTCTTCTAGGCTAATGGCTCTCCCTCCTCCATTTCAGGAATCATGGCAGCATCCTCCATCACTTGGCCTTGGGCAGCTTGCTGAACCTTCTGGGCTTCAGCTTGCTCGGCCAAGCGTACGTACGGACGTACCATCTTGTTAGACCTCACGTCAAGTAGTTGGTCGAACATCTGTGCAATCTCAAGTCCGGAGATGTGGACGTTCACACTCGGGTCTGCGTACACAGCGGACGACGTGAAGTTGTTGAGCGTCTGGATTGCGTTGGCACGTTCGGCAAAGTGCCGCGCACCCTTGGGAACTAGGCGTCCCTTTCCAGCTATGTCGTCCCTAGTGATAGTCAAGAACTCGACCACGCCCAAGTCCATGTCCTCAACCCGCACCTTCTCGGTCACGTCCATGTTGCGACGTGCCGTCTCGAACATCTCGTTGAGAAGCGGCTCAAGGAAGTCCTTTTCAAACTGGCGAATCTTAGTCTGGAAGATACGGCCAGCGGCGTTCTCTAAGGCTTGCACCTCGTACGCGGTCTTCTCGCCGGGGGTACGGATACCCATGGCTTGCTTGGGTGCGCCAGCCAACTCCTCCATCATACCCATAAGGTTCTGGATTTCAAAGTTGGCGTTGAGCGCCGTGGCGTCCGGGGCAAGGACTCTCACGTCTGAGTTCTCGTCACCCTGAATCTTTTGACCCGGCCCCCACTTCCAGTCGTTTACGAATCCACGTTCATAGATGACGGGGGTGGCAATCTGGTCGAACACATCGGCCTTGAGGTTCTCCAAGTGGTCAAGTCGATACTGCATCCCAACGAGGTTATCAAGAGGCCCCATGGCCCAGAGATTGTCGGGGCGGAGACGCCAGCCCGCGTGGCGGACTTTCTTTTTGCCGTACCACGACCGCGACGGCTCCGAAAGAGCCACGAACGAGCGGTCTGCCACCACGATTCGGTGGTTGTGGTAGAACTTTTCGGCCTCAGCGTCATACAAATCTCCCTCGAACTCTAGGATTTCAACCATCCCGGATTGCAAATAGGTGGAAAAGTCTGAGAACCCGTCCATTCGGAAGCCTTTGGCCTTGAGAACCTCAGGCTGGGAGTAAAATTCGCGGTGTCGAGTCTTCTTGATGCGGTCTAGGACGTCCTTTGCCCACGCAGACTCAGGCCCAGCGTTCTGAACCATGTCCTCAAGCGTACCGTACGACACCAAAGAGCGTGTGATGCTCGGAGTTTCGTCAAACGACGCAGCCGTGGGGTCAAACACTATGTCGTACGGCGAGATTCGCACCAATACTGGGCCGCGAAACACCGAGAACCGGTTTCCGTCCGGGTCTGTATGCGTCTCATCCCTGTGGTCTACCCGTCCGAACACGTTTCCTTTGTCGATGTAGTCCAAGACCATGCGAGAAACGGTGTTCTCGAACTTAGCTTGCTGAAGCTTGTTCTTCATAAACGCAAGAATAGCCTTGCGCTTCTCTCGGTCTTGTGCTTCCTTGGAATCCCCTTCCCAATCCAGCCAATCGGAGGATGAGAACAAGGCTGCCATGTAGTTGGCGTGAAGATTGTCCCTAATCTGAGTCAACTTGGGCAACGTAGTCTTGTTCTTCCACGGCAAGGCGGCGTTGGTTGTGGTCGTAGTGTCCGTGGCAAACAAGAAATCCCGCAACTCTTGGGTTTGCGAGTGCCAATTTGCACGGGCCATGTGCCACTCATCGAACTTGGCCGAGATTTGCTTGGCCAATCCGTCCGCGTCTACTACATCGTGAAAGTGAATGGGTTTGCTCAAGCTGCGACTCCGCCCCAGCGGGGGTGATACACTACTTTGTTCTCAGTCCGAGACCCTAAGGCCCGCTTGGCCGGGGCTGCAATGGCAACCGCCGAGGCAAGGGCGTCCTTGATGTCATCGTGTTTCGGGTGACGCATCGTCAACTCTTCCTCTAGCTCCGACACAAGCGTACCGTGCGGATGCCACACGTTACCATTCTCGTACCTAGGCTTAAGAGTAGCGGCGATACGTTCCTCCTTGTTACCCATGGCGCGGGTTGGCCGGAACTTGTCGATAGTCAAGGCAAGACCCTGCGGCCTGATATACGAAATCTTGAGGTCTTCAACGATGGCGTCCTGCGCCACAGTTACCTCGGCCCTAATCTTTCTGAATCCCCATTTGCGGTGTGCGTTGAGGATTCGCTCGAAGTAATCCTTGATACGGTTTGTCTTGAACCTGTCAATATCAAGAACATAAATATTCCAGTCCGGGTCTACCCCGATTACCACGATGGCTGTGTAGTCGGCCCTAGAACTAAGCGAGAAGGCGAAGTCGATGGCTGCAAACACCGCCAATGGCTTGTCCCTGAAGAACCACACGCTGCCCTGCTGGTCTAGGAACCGCTTGTCGTAGTACTGGAACGTGTCTCGTGCCACGTCCTCAGCGCCGGGGTCGTTAGGGTTGTTGTAGTACTGGGCGTAGAACTGGGTTGTGTCCAAGTACTGAGCGCGTTTACGTGCAAGGATAGCTTGGTTGAACCCGAACCACTTACCGTCTGGACGTTGCTGGCGCGGCCACAAGTACTCCCCTGTGCCGTCGCCTGAGTCCTCTACCTCTCGCTGGAACACCTCGTATACCGTCTCTTGGTACACTAGGTTGCCCGCCTCATCGTAGTGCTCCTCAAGCATCTCCTGAAGTTCACCGTACAAATCGGCTGGGTGGTACCGTGTGCCTACTACCCACTCACGAGCATCCGTTGTCTCAATGGACGCAAGAAGAGAATACTGGCTTTTTACCTTTCCACGACCCTCGCGGGTGTAGGCGTTCTCCGGTGCGACTACGTCGTCAAGAACAGCAACGTTACAATGGAGACCAGTAATAGAAGTGGTAAGACCCGCAGTAAAAATAGTAGGGTCTCGAACACCCTCCAACTTACGGATGGGGTGGTCAACGGCGATTTCTCCGACTGACCACTTCTCTCGTTTGCCTTCGTCTTCATTAACCATCTCGGGCCAATACCGACGATAGATACGACTAGTCAAGATGTCCTTGACCATCTTAAGCTGCTTCTCTGCAAGATTGGCCGTACTTGAGATATACATGATGGTCACAGCCGGATTCTTGGTAATCTCCCAAGCTACCCGGTACGCAACTAACGCAGACTTCTGGTGGTCACGCGGAAGAAGTAACATCTGGTGGGACTTTGAGTCATCCCGAGTCCACCAACGGCACACCTCTTCGTGAATCTTTCCAAGAACGCGGTGCGGCGCGACCAGCCT